CGCTTCTTCGGCAAATGATTTCCCTCCCCGACCGCATAGCCGACATTCCCGCCCGACTGGTGGAGGATCTGGCTCTCGGTCTGTACGAACCCGAGAAGGTCGCGCAATGGCACGGTCTGTCCACTGCCCAGTGGGACCGGCTGAAGACTTGGCCGCCGCTGGTTCGCGCGGTGGAAGCCAAGCAGGCCGAGTTCGACCGCGAGGGGTTGAGCCGCCGGGTCAAGATGGCGATGCAGTTCGACGCGGTGGGTGACGAACTGTTCAAGCAGATGATGGCCGCTGAAGCCACGCCGCGCATGCGGTTGGAATACCTCCAGATGGCCGCTGAAGTTGCCGACCTCAAGCCCAAGAAGGACACCGTCCAGCAGGGCAGCGGATTCTCCGTGGTGATCAACCTCGGCGGGGCTGCTGCATCCACGCCCTCCGTGACCATCGAACAGTTCGACCCGCTGGATGCCCCGCCCCAGTACCTGAAGCTCGTCCCCGAGGCTGCGTTGCCCGCGTATGGCTGACGTTCTGACCTACACGCCACCGCCGTCGCTTGAAGGCTTCCTGACATCCAACGCGTTCGTCAGTCTGGTCACCGGCCCGGTGGGTAGTGGCAAGTCCTCCGCAGCCATGCTCAAGATCGCGTACCACGCGGCCCGGATGAAGCCGGGAGCCGATGGCATACGTCGCTCACGTGCCGTGGTTGTGCGCAATACGCGCCAGATGCTGACTGACGCGACCATACCGACGTTTATGACGTGGTTCCCGGATGGCATTGCCGGGACGTACGTCAAGTCCGACACGCGGTTCCTGCTGCGCTTCGACAACGTCGAGTGCGACGTGTTGTTCCGTGGCCTTGATGACTCCAACGACGTGAGGCGGCTGCTCTCGCTGGAAGTGTCGTTCGGCGTGCTGGACGAGTTCCGCGAGATCAACCAAGAGATCTTCCACGCGCTGCAGGGCCGCGTCGGGCGTTACCCGGCGAAGAAGATGGGCGGGGCGGTGTGCGATGACAAGGCACAGTCACCGAACTACCACATCTGGGGTGCGTCGAACGCGCCTGACCGGGACACGTTCTGGGCTGACTACATGGAGTCGCCGCCGGGCAACACAGCGATATTCCGCCAGCCAAGCGCCCTGTCGCCGGAAGCCGACTGGATAGAACACCTCGCAGACGGGTACTACGAGAACATCGTGCAGGGCAAGACCGAGGAGTGGATTGCGGTCTATGTGCACAACGAGTTCGGTCGCTCGCTCGCTGGCCAACCGGTGTTCAAGGCATTCAACCGGGACACACATGTCGCAGGTAGCCCGTTGAAGTGGAACGCCGCGTCGGTCAATCCACTCATCATCGGGTTCGACTGCGGGCTGACGCCCACGGCGACCATCGGACAGGTGGACTACTCCGGTCGGTTGCTTGTGTACCGGGCTGTTACGTCGGATGGCATGGGTGCATTGCGGTTCGCACGCGAGAAGCTCAAGCCGCTGCTGAACAACGAGTTTCCGGGGGCCAAGACGATCCTCATCGGTGACCCGGCGGGACAGCAGCGGGCACAGACCGACGAGCGTAGCGTGTTCGACATCCTGCGGGCAGAGAAATTCGTGGTGAAAGCGGCACGGACGAATAGCATTGCCGCACGGGTAGCTGCCGTTGATACATACCTCACACGGATGGTTGAAGGTAAGCCGGGATTCCTGATCGACCCGTCGTGCCGGGAGTTGATCCTCGCCATGCAGTCGAAGTACCGGTACAAGATGAAGACCACCGGCGAGATGGAAGACACGCCGGAGAAGAACCACCCGTGGTCGGATCTGGCTGATTCACTGCAGTACTTGTGTCTGCATGCCGATGCAGGCGCGGCGTTCGGACAGCACCTGAAAACCGCGAAGAAGGAGGTAAAACAGGTGCAGTTCGCGTATGCTTGATCGCTAGTTTTTGCCCCAGAGGTTTGTCATGCTCGGTCTGCAAGCTCCTGTCGCGCCTGTCGCCCCGCCGATCATGTCCGTTGGCGGCATCCTGCCCATGATGAGCCTCGACCAGATCCGGGCCGAGGAGATGAAGGCAGCGGAGAGGGAACAGGCCACGCCGGTCATCAGTTCGCTCGCCGGACACGTCAAGGCGTGTTGGGATACCGCGCAGGAAGCCAAGGGGGATGAAGTAGAAGACCGGATGTTCAAGAGCGTCCGGCAGCGCCGGGGTGAGTATGACCCGGACAAGCTGTCGAGGATCAGAGCCAGTGGAGGCTCCGAGATCTACATGATGTTGACGGCGGTCAAGTGCCGTGCCGCCGGGGCGTGGTTGCGCGAGGCGCTGTTGGCCACGCAGGACGAGAAGCCGTGGACGCTTGAGCCGACCAAGGTGCCGACGCTGTCGCCGCAGGAGGTGATGCAGCTTCGGCAGGCAGCAATCAACCAGCTTACGACTGTGCTGATGCAGACCGGGCAGATGCCGCCGCAGGAAGCGATGTACGGCATGCTGCAGGACATGCGTGACGAGTTCCTGTCGCGTGTGCAGGACGCAGCCCAGCGCAAGGTCGAGCGCATGGAAGACAAGATGGAGGATCAGTTGTCCGAGGGGCGGTTCCACCGGGCGCTGCATGACTTCATCGACGATCTGGTGACGTTCCCGGCGGCGTTCCTCAAGGGTCCGGTGGTGCGCAGGAAGCCGCAGATCGGCTGGCAGCAGGTTGGTAACACTTATGAGCTTGAGTACAAGGAAGACCTTGTCCTTGAGTGGGAGCGTGTCAGTCCGTTCGACATGTACCCGTCGCCGGGGGCCGAGGATGTCAACGACGGTTTCCTGCTCCAGCGTCACCGGTTGCGCCGGGTGGACCTGCAGGAACTGATCGGCGTCGAAGGCTACGACGACAAGGCGATCCGGCTGGTGCTTGAGAAGTACGGCGAGGGTGGCCTGTACAACTGGCTGTCAGGTGACACCGAGCGAGCCGAGTCAGAGGGAAAGAGTGCCTCCGACGTGATGACTAACCCCGAGGAACTGATCGACGCGTTGCAGTTCTGGGGTGCCGTGCAGGGCAAGATGCTGCAGGAGTGGGGTCTGGAAGATGGTGTCGACGACCCGCTGAAGGATTACCACTGCGAGATCTGGCTGATTGGTGAGTACGTCATCAAGGCCGTGGTGAATCACCACCCGTTGGGCCATAGGCCGTACTACAAGGCAAGCTACGAGAACATCCCCGGCTCGTTCTGGGGCAACTCGGTTGCCGACCTGTGCCGCGACACGCAGGACATGTGCAACGCCGCTGCGCGGGCGCTGGCCAACAACATGGGCATCGCGTCCGGCCCGCAGGTTGAGGTGAACATCGACCGCCTTCCTGTAGGCGAGGATGTCACCCAGATGTTCCCGTGGAAGATCTGGCAGGTAACTGGTGATCCGTCGGGTTCGACGGCACCGGCGGTGCGGTTCTTCCAGCCGGGGAGCAACGTCACCGAACTGATGGCCACCTTCGAGAAGTTCTCGGTGCTGGCCGATGAATACACGGGCATTCCGCGCTACATGACGGGCGACTCGCCTGCAGGCGGCGCGGGACGCACGGCATCCGGCATGTCCATGCTGATGAGCAATGCCAGCAAGTCGATCAAGCAGGTACTGATGAACGTCGACATGGACGTACTGAAGCCCGCCATCGAACGGCTGTACTTCTACAACATGAAGTACTCGGACGATCCTGAACTGAAAGGTGACATCCATGTCGTCGCCCGTGGTGCGATCAGCATCATGCTCAAGGAAGCGGCTCAGGTCCGGCGTAACGAGTTCCTCGCCACTACGGCCAATCCGTTCGACATGCAGATCATCGGGATGGATGGCCGCGCCGAGGTGCTGCGTCAGGTGGCCGAAACACTCGACCTCAAGACCGACAAAGTGGTGCCGAGCGAACACAAGCTACGACTTCGCGCTGCCCAGCAGACGGCACTGGCCAATGCACAACAGCAGCAACAGGCCGGGCCGTCGCCCAGCGGGCAGAACCTGCAGGATGGTTCCCCGGTTACCGACAACTTTTCACCACAGCGCCGCCAGTAGGAGGTACACATGAAGAAGGAAAAGGAAAAGGAAAGCAAGAAGCATGAGCGCAGTGAGATGAAGTACATGCGCAAAGGCGGTGCTCCTGCGTCCATGATTGCCAGTGAGAAGAAGGAAATGAAAAGTGGCGGCATGGTCAAGAAGCGCAAAGGTTGTTGACACACCCTGCGCTACTTGGTAAAAACGCCTCCGTTAGTAGTTTCTGTTTCCTGTCGATGCTGAGCCGAACCGCGTGTTGACCAGACTGGACGCCAGAACGCTTGAGTTACTGGCTGAACTGGAAGCATCAAGGTTTGGTGATGTGCTGAAGAAGGTTCTGAACGCTGAGCGTGAGCGACTGCGTGATGACCTGATGGTTGCTACCGGCAACCAGTTTCTTTGGCTGCAAGGCAGGGCACAGCAGGTAACTGATTTTCTGGATCTGTTAGCCACTGCGCAGAAACAGATCCGACGGTAGCCAGCACCGCTTTGCTGGTACTTGCGCCCAAGCCACTTAGGCAGGCAGAGGAGTTCTAGTGAGTCTTCCCGCAGCGATCCAGAAGCAAGTCGAGGAAGCAGAACGAATTCAGGCAGCGTTGGCAGGTACTCCGGAACCTGCACCTACTGAATCCGAGCCTGCCCCGGCAGCCGCAGAAGACAGCACACCGACTCCAACCGGTGAATCCACCGAGAAGCCGACAACTCAGCCCCCGGCAGAACTACGTCCCAAGAAGTCGTTCGACAAGGACGATGACGATACGTGGCGGCAGCGGTACTTCGGACTACAGGGTGTTTTCAATGCCCAAGTTCCGGCGCTGCAGCAACAGGTCAAGGACTTAGCTGCCCGGTTAGCCGCAGCCGAAGCACAGGCCAGACAGCCTACGCCGACTGCAGCCGAGAAGACGGCCACTCCACGGGTCACCGAAAAAGACGTTGAGGCTTTCGGGTCAGATCTGATCGACGTGATCGACCGCAAGGCCCAAGAAGTCGTGGAACGTCAGGCTACTGCCTATGAAGGGCGGATCGCGGAACTTGAGCAGGCACTGGCGAAAGCCAACGCCCAGCTAGGAAACGTGACCCAGACGCAGGTGCAGAACTCGAAAGAGCGGTTCTTCGCCCACCTCGACTCCAAGGTGCCTAACTGGAACGAAGTGCAGGGAACGTCCGAGGCGCAGGAGTGGTTAGGCACGAAAGTGCCGGGCACTCAGTGGACTTGGGACGATGTCCTGAAGGATGCTGCAGCGAACCATGACGGCACACGCGCCGTCGAGGTCTTTAACCAGCTACTGAAGGCATACCCGCAGTTTGCTCCACCAGCGGGGAACACCAAGAGTGGGTCCAGAGAGCTTCAGCGTCAGGTTGCGCCAGCCAAGTCGTCCAGCGCATCTGCGCCGTCACCGTCGGGCACCAAACGCATCTTCACCGCTGCCGAGTTCGGAAGCGAGATGGACAAGGTGATCCGGCTGAACATGCAGGGCAAGTACGACGAGGCCAAGCGCATTGAGTCTGAACTCAACGCTGCGATGGCTGACGGACGTATTCGTCCGTAGGAGCAATCCACCATCGCGGCTTCTCTGACATGGAGCCGTCATGGCAAGCATTTCCGCTAGTGAAGCCCTAATTGGGCAAGCAGACATTGGCCAACCGCTTGGTGGTCTGTGGAACAACAAGAACTACTCGGGCACGTTCATCCCGACTCTGTGGTCGGCAAAGCTGAACGCCAAGTTCTACGCCCAGTCGACGTTCGTCGCCGTTTCCAATACCAACTGGGAAGGCGAGATCAAGAACATGGGTGACAAGGTTGTCATCAACACCCCGCCTCTGATCAACGTCCTCGACTACACCGTCGGCACGCAGCTTATCTACCAAGTTCCGACCCCGGAAGTTGTCGAACTGGCCATCGACAAGGCGAAGTACTTCGCCTTCCAGTGCAACGACGTGCTGGGCCTGCAGGCGAAACCGGACTTGATGGACACGTTCTCGACGGACGCTGGCCAACAGCTTCGGACCAAGATCGACACGTCGTGCTGGCGCGTTGCTCTTGGCACTGCTGACAGTGCTAACCGTGGTGCATCGGCTGGTCTGGTGTCGAACTACGACCTTGGTGCAAGTGCCACGCCGCTCACGCTGAATACGGGCAACATTCTGCAGACCATTACCGCGATGGCGTCGGTTCTGGACGAACAGAACGTCCCTGATGATGGCCGTTGGCTGGTTCTGACGCCGTACGAGCGCCAGATCCTGATGAACTCCAACCTTGCGCAAGCCCAGTTCATGGGTGACAGCCAGTCTGTCCTGCGCAACGGCAAGATCGGCCGGATCGACCGCTTCGACATCTATCTGTCCAACCTGCTGCCGAAAGGTGCTGCCAACGAAGACTGGGACGGCAACGTCACCGGTAGCGACCCGAAACGGCATGCGATCTTCGCTGGCCACAAGTCGGCCATCACGTTCGCGTCGCAGATCAACAAGGTCGAGCAGGTGCGCAACCCGAACGACTTCGGTGACTTTGTCCGTGGTCTGGCGGTGTTCGGTACCAAGACCGTTCTTGCGACGGGCCTGACCGAAGCGATCATCGCGGGCTAATAGCCTCCCCCCGACCTAGTGTCGGGGGAGCATCCTTTCTGGAGGTTTTTATGCTCGGACGAATTGCAAATCTGGTTGAACGCGGCTTTTGGGGTGGTGGTCGCCCCAGAGTCGTCACCGGCATCGCTGCCGCTGGCGACGCTCAAGGCACTGCAACTGGGCTGACTGGCGACATCAACGTAGTAGCTTCGGCTACCGCCACCAGCGCTGACGGCGTACGTCTGCCGAAAGCGGTTGCTGGTGACATGGTTGTCGTGCACAACGCAGACGATGGCACCATCAGTGTGTGGCCTGCTACTGGTGATTCGATCAATGCACTCAGTGCCAATGCTGAGTACACGGCAATGACCACCGGCAAGCACTGCCTGTTCATCGCTATCAGCGACACGAACTGGCGTACTTGGCTGGTGTAACAACCCACCCCCGGCTTCGGCCGGGGGAATTCTTCTGGGAGTGTTGCTGTGGCAACAAAAACGGCTACGCAGACTTTTGACGGTGAAGCAGCTACCGTTTCGTGGGCAGCGATGGGAAACGCCGATGACGGGACGCCTGTCCCCGGCGTTGGTTTGCTAGGTAGTGTGCAGTTTGCCGGTACGTTTGGTAGTGCGACGGTTGTGTTGGAGGGGTCCAACGATGGCGGCACCACCTACGCCACGATCAAGGACGCCACCGGGACTGCTGTTTCTACTGGTACTGCAGCCATTTTCTCGCTGAACGCAAACGTCAAACTTGTACGGCCACGCACTTCTGGCGGCACCGGCACAAGCCTCAACGTCACGCTGTTTGCTCGATATGTCTAGGGGTAGGTGTGGCTACCAAGCTGACCAGCTTTGCTAGCCGGGTAACACCGCACGTACTTGG